GTGGCTTTTTTTTGTAAAATAAATTAATAAAGTGTTTATATTATGGATAAAAGATGTATATTTGTAATGTCGTAACAAAACCATACGGCATAAATACTATGAAAAAATTTGAATTTATTTCGGAAACGAAATACAACAAACCTGATGATCCTTATTTTTACACAAAAGAGGATAATTATTTTGTATCTGATTCTGGAAGCTATGACAAGGATCAAGCCTACGAAAAGTTTTTAATATTAGCACAGGGCGGATCTTTAAAGCCGACAACCCAAGTACTTGAGGAAAAATTTTTAGAAACAAAAGATTAAACAATGAATACATTACATCAACTATCAAACCTAAGGGATAAAGTAAGTTATTATGAATGGCTATTTGAAATAAGCGATAAATCAAATGCTCAAAATAGATATGAATTGTTAAAAAATGCGCGTAAAAATTTAAAAGATTTTAAGGCAGTTTACTATCCATATTTATTGCAGCAACCTAAAAACCCATTTCCAACAATACCTTTTACCCCTATGTCTGAATGGACAGAAAAATTTGAGGAGTATGGGGATATGTATTAAACCTAAAAAAAACCAATATGAACTTAGTAAAAATTCAAGCTGAATTAAAAGCACCAAAAAACCAAACAAACGCATTTGGTAAGTACAAGTACAGAAGCGCGGAAGATATTATTGAAGCAGTTAAACCTATTTTAAATAAATACGGAACTGCTTTAGTAGTAAGTGATGAAGTAGTACAGGTAGGCGATAGAATCTACATCAAAGCTACTGCAACATTACTCGATGGCACAGATGATAGGATAAGCGTAAGCGGTTGGGCAAGGGAGGAGGAAGTAAAAAAAGGAATGGATGCAGCACAAATTTCGGGTGCTTGTAGTTCGTATGCTCGTAAATATGCCTTGAATGGCTTATTCGCAATAGATGATACAAAAGATGCGGATGCCACAAATGACCATAAAGACGAGGTCGGCGAGGAAAAGCGTATGAAGCTAATTACCCTTTTAGAAAACACTATTTGGGATGAAAACCTGAAAAGCAAACAGGCTATCAAGATAAGTGCTTATACTACAAATGAGCAATACGATAAGGCTTATAGAATCATATTAGCTAACCAAAACAAGTAAAATGCAAGAAAATTATCAAGATAAAGGATTGCAAAGCCTTTTACCAATGGAAAGGCAAATGTTATTAGCAGAGATTTATCATTATATGTGGTACAATCCAGAGGCATACAAACAAATCCTTATATTTATAGATCATTGGGAAAAACAATCAGAAATTAAAGCAGTATTTTTTAAACAGGATTCAGAGGAATCCACAAACCAAATATAAAATGTCAGAAGTAAAAAAAGAAAATTGGGGTGCTTGGAAAAACACAACCAAAGACGGAAAAGAAGTAATTAAGTTTTCAATTAACGGGCAGCGTTACAATATGTGGGTTAATTCTTACAAGGATAAGCCCGCGCAGCCTGATTATAAGATTTATGAAGACAACTACGTTGCGCCTACGGAAACAAAATTAGTTAATGATGACTTAGAATTTTAGATATGGAGTACAATAATATAGTACAATGCTATAAAGATCAGTTGCAAAGTTTGCGTATGTTTCATAAAGAATTAGTCAGAGCTAATTTGATAACAGATGACATTGCAATAGGATCTGTGCCATCAACTATTATGCCGCATAGATTAGTTGAATTAGTTGAGGACGTATTTGACACAAGCATACAGATTAAGAACAGAAGGCAAAGCGTTATCTTTGGGCGTAAGGCGGCAGCTTATATTCTAAAAAAATATACTCAATTATCTCTGAATGAAATAGCTAAACATATCGGGGTTGGCGATCATACAACTGTTATTTATAACATAAAAACGGCTGAAAACCTAATGTTTACAGAGAAATGGTATAAAGAAAAAGTTGATGAAATTGAAAAAGAGATTGAAAATTTTAGTAAATTTGTAAAAGAATAGGATTATTGCAGAATCCTTTAACCAACAATATTGCCCAAAGAGGCGTAGGTACTGCAATTACCTGCAAATCTGAGGGCATTTTTATTTATGAAAAGCAGTACATATTATTTTAGCCACGATTATAATGCGGCAAATGATACTAAGATTCTTTTTCTTAGGCATCAATTAGGTATGGAAGGGTACGGAATTTATTGGTATCTTATTGAGCAATTAGCAAACGCAGGTGGCAAGTTACCCTTAGAACTTATTCCTGTATTAGCTATGCAAATGCATTGCACAGATGTCAAAGTAAATGGCGTACTAATGAACTTTGATTTGTTTACCATTGAATCAGGGGAGTTCTGGTCGCACAGATTACAGGATCATTTAGAACTTAGGTTAAAATTAAGTCAAAGCGGAAAGGCAGGTGCAAATAATAGATGGAAAAATGGGGGGGCTATTGGGGGTGCCATTGGGGAGGGTAATGCAAAGGAAAGAAAAGGAAAGGAAATAAAAGGAAATATAAATTTATTAGAAGATATACAAACTTTTAAAAGTGAATTAGGGGATGAATATGATAACTTTGTAATGTATTGGACAGAACCAAATAAAAATGGTAAATTACGTTATGAATTAGAAAAGTTTTTTGATATTAAACGCCGAGTAAATACTTGGTTACAAAATAAAAACAAATATGGAAATTCAAAAGATACTGACGCAACTGCCGCAAGTCGCAAACGAATGGACGACCTATCCAAGTGGGTTAATCGCTAAGGAAGACCTGCCTATCATAGAAGCATTTAAGGGGGATAAATTAAACCTTGTCAGCCCTGTAACGCTTAGGGAAAATTTAGCCTATATCTTTACATTGATAGGGCTTACACGCCTTCCTGATACAATTGAATTGGAAGTAATTGAGGATTTTATACGATCCACATATCCTTTTTTTACAATACAGGAAATGCGCATAGCTTTTAAGATGGCAGTTCAAGGAAAGTTTGATTGCAATATTGAGCATTATGAAAAGTTTAGCCCTAAGTACATATCAGGAATAATGAATGCCTATAAATCAAAAGCAAATCAAGTGCGTAAAAATATCCCACCCCCACCAGAGCAACCTGTAAAACAATTAACAGACCATGAAATAGTTGATTTTACAAAAGAGGATTGGCTAAATGGTAAGCGTGAGGATTTTAACAGGGTATTTAATGCAGACAAAGTATTTAAGATTCTTTTAAAACAAGGCAAATTAACCTTTACACAGGATCAGATATTAGAAACAATCAATGTAGTAAGGGAAGATAACTTATACAGGCTAAATAGAATGCACCCATTAGACGCAAAGAAGTTTAGTCAAGATATTAGACGAGAGGATTTTATTGAATTACAATGTAAAAAATTAGCATTAGTTAAATATTTTGAAAGTTTATCAAGTTAAATATACCCATTTCGGAAGCGTTAAATATTGTTATACTGTTAACTTTTTTGACTGCTATCCAACAAGACAAGATGCTATTGAAGGATTAAATAGGCTTAAATTTAAAAAACAATTTTACGAATTACTATGGACATATCAGCAAACGATCTAACAAAATGGGCTAAAAAAAACCTTGAATATGCAGGATTCAGATTGAACAGGGTAAACAATATTCCTTATGGCAAACGTAAAGGAACAATACAAAAGGGATGGGCTGACTTGCAAGGATATAACGATAAGGGTATTTATGCAGCTATTGAAGTCAAAAAAATAGGGGATAAATTAAGCCCTGAACAAAGGGAACGATTAAAAGATATTTATGAATGTGGCGGAATAGTTTATATTTGTACTGAAATAGAAAGCAAACCCGCATTAGTTGAATGGTCAAAAATGAAATTTTAGCGCAGTATTGGACTTCAAAAGAAGTCAACGACGCATTTGACAAAATGCATCCAGAGGAATTGCGATATGATTTAAAGGCAGAAGTTTTTTTAGTTCTTTGCGAAATGAATGAAGATAAGTTGGTAGGCTTGTATGAAAGGAATGAGTTGAAATTTTACATAGTTAGGATAATGCTCAATATGATAAAAAGCGACCGAAGTACTTTTTATAAAAATTACAGGAACTACACGGAGTTTGTAGATCTGGATTTTGTTTCAGATGATTATGATAAGATTGATATGTTTGAAAAGTTAGAAGCAAATATGGACGGACTGCATTGGTATAACAAAGAGATTTTAAAATTATATGCTATTGACTTTAAAAAGAATGCTAAAGAACTAAGCCGTAAGACAGGCATTCCTTATATGTCAATCATACGGACTATAAATAAAACCAAAAAACAAATGAAAACAAATATTAGAAAATGATTTTATCAATTATAACTGCTATCTGTGCATCATTATTTTTTATTGAGATTCATAACCTACACCATAAATGGGGAATTAATTTCAAGCCCTTTAATTGTGGAAGTTGCTTGGCTGCGTGGATTGCGCCAATACACTATTTCCTGCCTGAATTAATCCAGAATATTACAAGTACAATGTTTATAGCGGGATTCTTAGCGCCAATACTAACTAAATTAATGTGGTCTTTATGGAAATAAAACAAGAGCATAGGGAATGGCTTACGGCTAATATAGGCAATTATGAATGTGCTAAAAACGGATACATAAGAAATCTTGATTTAGATGATTTAAAAATGTATGAGCATATATACAGAAGTTATTTAGATCCTAATTTTATTGTATCAGTATGGTGCGGGGCTTGTAAGTTTGAAATGGTAATGCGATTATATCAATGGTTTGAAAAACAATAATATGGCAAATTTTATACATCCAACGGCAATAATAGGCGATAACGTTATTATGGGCGATAACAATTACATTGGTGCTTATTGTATTATAGGCGATCAGGCAGAGCATAAAAAGTATTGGCTGCAACCAAAAGGCAAAGTAATTATTGGAAATGGCAATATGATTACAGGCTTAGTTACAATTGATGCGGGAACGGAAGATATTACAACGATTGGAAATAATTGTTTTATAATGAAGCACGCGCATATCGGACACGATTGCCATATTTGGGATAATGTTACAATAAGTTGCGGTGCTAAAATAGGCGGACATTCGGTTATAAAAGAATATTCAAACATTGGATTAAACGCAGTATTGCATCAGTTTAGTGTAATTAACGAAGGTTGTATGATTGGCGCAAGTGCTTTTTTTAAGGGGGAATCAGAATCATTTAGTAAATACGCGGGCGTGCCTGCAAGAAAAATAGGAACAAATGAATATAGCCGTAATCTTATTAAGCCTAAATAGAAACGATTTAACAAAGCGTGTTATTGATCAGAACTTTTTTAATTCTGGATATGATGCCGATTGTTTTTTAGTAGACAATGGAAGCGATCAAGTACCTTATGATTTATTTAATTGGGCAAATTGCAATGTAGGAAATAAAAGAGGCATAGGTGCAGGAGTAAATGCAGGGCTTAATATGACCAGAGGATATGACGGCGTATGCTTATTAGCAAATGATATATTGCTTCCACAGAATTGGTTGTCAAATTGGGTTATGTTTGCGCAACGTGTACCAAAAACAGGCATTATTGGAATACATTGCGTTGAGGAATTGCCGCCATTACAGGACGGAATACATAAAACCCACGTTCCTTTTGGCAATAATTTTATAACAAGGGAATTGATTGACACAATCGGAGGGTACAATACTGAATACGATCCATACGGAATGCAGGACAGGGATTATGCAGAAAGGGCTATCATTGCTGGGTTTACTAATTACTACATTCCTGATTTAAGAAGCGAACATATTGGACACGATGTTGGGAATGGCACAGATTACAGGGCTATGAAGGACGCAAGCCTACAAAGGGCGCAGGCAATTTGGGAAAAGTATCAACCTATATACCATACTGAAAAAAAACTTAGATGCGAATTTTAGCAATAACGAGTAAGCAAAGCGGAGTTGGGTATCATAGGATAATGATGCCATTGGTTAATATGAAAAAAGATTATTGCTTAATTACTGATACGTTAAGCGAGGAAACATTTGAGGGGAACTTTGATATTGTGGTTATGAATAGGATGCTTGCTAACATAACACCAGAGCAGATGATTGAATGGCGCAAAAAGTATGGCTTTAAATTAATAGTTGATAATGACGATCATTGGCAGCTTGATCCTTCGCACATTCTTTATCATCACTATATTACAAATCAGATACCAGAACAGATTATAAGTTGGTTATTGATAGCAGACCTTTGTACTTGCACCCATAGTAGGTTAGCAGAGGAAATATACAAGCACAATATAAACGTAGAAATATTGCCTAATGCTATTCCCTATGGCGAGGAGCAATTTATCTTAGATAAAAAGCCTTCGGATATTGTAAGACTGTTTTGGTCAGGATCAGGAACGCACGGAAGGGATTTGGAAATACTACGCAACCCAATGAAGCGTATAAACTTCCCTGTAAGAACAATCATAGCAGGGTATAATGAAGGTGAGAAACATATCTGGGATAATATGATATGCGCTTTTACAAATGGCTTAAAGCTAAAGCCTACAATCTATAACTACAATCCTGTAACTGAATACATGGCGGCTTATTGTGATTCAGACATAAGCCTTATCCCTTTGGTGGATTCAAAGTTTAATTCAATGAAGTCCAATTTAAAGGTATTAGAAACGGCATCAAAGAAAAACCCTGCTATTGTCAGCAATGTAAATCCTTACAAGGGCTTTTATCCCGCTTGCCACGTCAATAGTCAAAAGGATTGGTATTATTGGATCAAGCTATTAACCCACGATCAGGCAGCACGCACACAGTACGGCAATGACCTTTACGAGTATTGTAATAAGAACTTCAACTTGCACGAAGTAAATAAGCAGAGGTTTGCTATTTATAGTAAATTGATAGACAATGCCAGTAATTAAATGCTCAAACGGAAAATATAGAATTGGATCAGGTGCTTGCATCTTTGATACAGAGGAAAAGGCTCAAAGCGTTTGGGCTGCAATCAGGGTTTCAATGGTGGATAGTTATAACGATTACCCAGAAGCGGCAAAGGCAAATGCTCGTAGGGCTTTAAATATTAAAAAAGAAAACGATAGAGGTTGCGGAACTTTAGTAGGTTGGACAAGGGCTAATCAAATAGCTAATGGCGAAAACATATCAAGGGAAACAATCGCCAGGATGTCAAGTTTTGAAAGGCACAGGGATAATAGCAAGGGCAATCCAAAAGAAGATTGCGGTGCGCTTATGTGGTTAGCTTGGGGCGGCGACGAGGGCGTTGCTTGGGCGCAAAGGAAACTTGAACAAATCGATAATGAAAAAACACGTTAAAATATATCTGGATTATTTCGGTCACGGAATAGAGGACTTTATACCTTGCGAGGTTTGCGGTTCAAAGGCAGTAGATATTCATCACATAGACGCAAGGGGAATGGGCGGATCAAACAAGGCAGATACGATTGAAAATTTACAAGCATTATGTAGACAATGCCACGTTGTAATGGGGGATACAAAGACGCACTATGATTATTTAAAAAACATTCATAATAAAAAAATAGATGGCAAAGGTTAAAAGTGATTCAAAAAAGGTTAATTTTGGTAAAAGGAAACGAGGCAAATACAAAAAGTCCTATAATAAAAATGATAGAAAAGAACGCAATTATAGAGGTCAGGGTCATTAAGATATTTGACTGCAATTGTTGTAAAAAACAATT